ACTTGGCGTTACCGCAACCGCCGAGCCGCTTCCGGTGTAGTTAATCACTACGCCAGTACGCGCACTTCTCCAGCGATTTGTGGCGCTGGCCCCAACCAACCGGACGCCATCTGCGCCTTGCAAAGTTGAAGACACTTTATATGTGCCTTGCGGGAATATAACGTCGCCGCCGCCAGCGGTTTTTACAGCCAAAATTGCCGTTTTAATTGCCGAAGTATCATCCGTTGAACCGTTCCCTGTTGCGCCAAAATCTTTAACGCTTACAACGTCGCGCAATTTACTTTGAACGGTTCTTACTTGAGCGCCAGTACCAGCTTGCAAAAACCCAATCAATGCAGAACCGCCAGAAGCGGCTAGATTTGCCAAACTTGCCGCGCCGCCAATATTGTCTACGGTCCAGATACTGACGTTAGACGCATTGTCTAAACGGATTTTGTATAGCGACGTTCCCAACCAGATGCTGCACTCGCCTCGACTGTCCAAAATAATTGGGTTGGAGTTAGCCGTATTGCCGGTGTAGTCCGTGTAAGTAACCGCTGGCGTGGTGGTTCCGGCTGCGTAGGTGTACACCTTGCCGCCAGACAACGGCACACCGTTGTTGTCCAGAAATTGAAGTTTTGGTTGGGGCGAGATGTATGTGGTCATGTAATTTCCCGTCCGTTAGAACGAATATTGATTGCTGACGCTGTTCCTGCAATGGTACTGATAAAGCCGCTAGGTGCAAGCGCAGCGCCAGTAATTTCTGGGAAAGTATACGTTTCCGCTGGCTGTAGCGTCTTGGTTTTGACAATCAAGTTTTGATTGCCAGCAGTATCTGCCGCCGTAACCAAGTTTACGCTGATCGTTGCCGCTGATGCGCTGAAGTTGGTCGCGGTAAATTTGTCAATCAGCACCGTCACACCGTTAGCGGTGTACTGTGTCGTCTGACTATTCTCAGCCAGCTTTGCTGGAATCAAAACCTTTACGCTTACAGTCATGGTTGCGCTGCCTTATACGCCAAAACCAGCGCGTCGTAGTCGCTGCCGATCTGAGCCTTGAGAACGTCCCGAATCCGAATAGATTTATTCTGCTCTGCCTTTTCCGTTCTGACTAAAGAACGCAGGCGGTCACGGTACTGATAGTCGCTGATTGCCTGGGCATCGTCGTCTGATAACGAGTGCGGCAGATCTTCAACTTTCACGCCTTTGAACGCTACCCAATCCACCGGCCAGTCACCTGACGGAAGTGCAAGTAGCATAGCAGAATAGTTATCAATGTTCACCTGATACCCGTAGATTTCCGTCTCGCGGTAATAGGCGTTCATGATTGCTGAAGCTAGTTTTTCGTCGTTAGTAATCATCTTGATTGGTTAGAAAAAGCTACGGTGTAAGAAGACCCGGGCGCGGACGATGGGTCCGAATATTTTGTACCAAAACCACTACTACTAGACCAAGTGTATGCCGTCACAAACGGAGTGTTAGTCTTTCTGCCCGTAATAATTGAACTGGAATTACTAGAAAAATCAAGCGATTCGGTGTCTACCGGGGGTAGCGTCCCAGGGTTAGAATATTTGGTTCCAAACCCACCACTCCACGCCCACGCATTTACAAACGGGGAAGAACTGTTAACTGAAGCAACCGCTTGGCCGTCCGGGCTATGGCGCACACCATTTATAGAACTAGTTGGTAATGTTGATGGGTTTGCGTATTTTGTTCCAAATCCGCTAGAACTTATTGGGTAAACAAAAATGTAAGGTGTTGATCCAGTACCAACAGCAAGATCATTGGTTACTGGATTAAACGAAACACCTCCTTGAGCGGCTAAATTTCCTACCGGAAGTGAAGATGGGTTTGCAAATCGAGTACCAAATCCAGACGCCCACGGATACAAAGAAATTCCCGGCGATCCAAACGATCCAATTGCAAAATACGAGTCATCAGAACTAAGATCGGTTCCCCGAGAAGACGTAGTTGATAACGCTGCTCCGTTAGAATATTTGCTGCCAAATCCGCTGCTCCACGCCCATGCTTGAGGTGTCACAGGAGATGATACGTTAATTGTTAAAAACGCATCAACATTACTAGTCCAGTTAAAATTGGATATGCCAATATTAGAAGGGCTAAGAGGGCTGCTTGGGCTTGCATATTGCGTGCCAAATCCAGCAGAAGACCATTGCCAAACCGCTATATAAGGTGAGACCCAAGACGATCCTGAAAATGTAGCATTATCTGGAACAAATGAAACTTGGTTAATTTGAGCCGGAAGAGATGGAATGCTATATTTAGTTCCAAATCCAGTTGCATCTGTCCATTTGTAAACAGCTATTCGTTGCGCGACTGTTGCGCCGCCCATAGAAACGTAATCTGACGGGGCAACAGGAGTTGCTGCGCCTCCGTAAGAAAACATTCCCAGAAAGCCGCTCATGTCACACCCAAGCCAAAGACGTACCAAGTGTCAGTTGCGACCTTGATCATAGTGGCGACGCCGTTAGACGCGACAGATCGGTTGCCGGTAGATGTTGAGTTGGCGAGCTTGAGTGTTACGCCAGATCCGGCTTGAATGACTAGCGCCGTGGCGTTGCTTACCACGCTGATAACCGTGCCGGTATCAAAAGCTACACTACTGTATGGCGGGACCGTGACGTTGCCCGTCAGGTAAAGATGTTTTGCGCTGTCTGACAACACCAACGTCCCGCTGGTATTGCTTGACTGAGGCATGGTACGAAAGCCAAACCCGTAAAGATTTCCGTCGCTATCTTTGACCGTTGATACGCTAGCTAGGCCATCAAGGGTTTTGTTGGTAAGCGTTTGCGTGCCAGTCAGCGTAACAACTGTGTTGTCAATACTGATTGTTCCTACCGATACAATTGGACCGCCAGTTAGACCTGTTCCAGTATTAACTTGAGTGACACTTGGTTGACTTGCCGGTCCAAGTTCAAGTGGGTTAACGATGTTGTAGATTTCATCAACTTGTATGCTAGTTGGTGAATAACTTAATTCTTCAGCCGTGATGGCGCTTGTGCCGCCTCCGGTTAAAGTAAACAAGTTAAAGAAAAATCTATACCATTCGCGCGACATCAATCCCGTGCGCGGGTCAATAAAATCAACCCGAGGCGCTGGGATTTGGGTGATGTTATTGATGACTGGCATTAGGCAGTTGTCCCGCTCAAGTGCAGTTCAGCCCCCATAATCGCAATCTTTACCGGATCTGTACCGGACAACTCGTAAACTCGGTCTCGCAATTTAAGCGTCATCCCCAAGCGCCGCCAAAACACTCGTTGTTGGTACACGCCAATTTTTCCGATTGGCGACCAATGCTCGTTTGACCAAGTGTGACCGCCGTCGTCGGACCAACGCAACATAACTTGCGGATCAGCCCCGGCTATATAACCAGTACCATCAACGCTAAGTAAATAGTCACCGTTTTCTGTGATTAAATACAAACCGCTTTCGGTCAACAAATATGTGGGGTCATTCCCGCTTCCACCGTTTAATCCAACGCCGGTTTGACAATCTAGTTGTAGGCTATGGTGCGCTGTACGGGTTAGGTTATTTTTCCCCGTTGGCAACGCCCGCCAAGAGCGCAACCATTTTTGCGTCGCTCCGTTGTCAGCGTACACATCTAAATCAAACGCATACAGATTACCGTTGTCGTAATCTCCAACAACAATCTCGCTGTTGTACGCCATCTGGCAGTTGCTGCGATGTCGTGTAAAGCTGCCGTTTTCAAATCCAGCCCGCTCATGCCACGCTTGCGTAGATACATCGTACACCCAAGTAGCGTTAGCCGATGGGAATATCAAAACGTAAAAAGAATGACCTTCTTGTTGGTATGTGTAGCCAATCGCGTCGCTAATATTGCCGTACTGGGCAATCGCGTATTCAATTGCATGGGTGCTGACTCGTTGGCCGGTGTAGCCGTTAGCGCGATAGACAATTCCTTGCCCACGAGAATCAGCACCTAACCAAAACAAACCGTTGTCTAATTTGGCAACCGAAAATGTTGCTGCACAACCAATTTCGTTATACGCGCCTTGAATACGCTGCAACGGAAAGTCAGGATTGCCAGCGTCGTACCAAACTTCAACTGAATTGGTCCCAAACAACCACGCTTCACGGTGATCAACAATCATGCTAACCAGATTGTCAGGTGATCCTTCTGCGCTGGCAAAATCCAGCGGATCAATTGACGTACCGTCAAGCAATGTGGTCACCCAAATCTTTTGGCTATTTGGTTCAATAAAAACAAAATACCCGTCAAGATAACTAACGGTCAACGCGCCAGGGAAATCTGCGTCTGTGATAGGCCCAAATGCGCCTGTGGTGTTGTTGTAAATGTAGCTTGGACCGCCGCAAGCAATAAATAATTGGGTTCCGTTGTCAGCCATACTGACCGGACCAATGCCGGAAACTGACCCAATAAACGTAGCCGCGTAGCTGTTGTTGATCTTGTACAGTTCTGTACCAGACACCACAAACGCTGTACCGTCTTGAGGCGAAAACGCCCACAACCCACGGATAGGGCCGGAACCAACAGTCGCCAGTAAATTTAATCCTGGCGCTCGATTAAGAAATGCTGGTTCTTTGCCACCTTCAGGAACAATCTCAGGGAAGAGATTGACCATCCTGTTGTCGGCAGCATTGATGCTCCGAGCAACATATGCCGATCCCAGAATAGGCGTTTTCATCAATAATTGCCGGCGTAGACGTTGAACCGCTGACGTGTTGCAACTAGCGAGTAAGGCATCGCCATTACATCGTCAGGATTGTTGATGCGCTTGAG